TCCAAGTACAGGTTCTGGTCCAAAGTCGAATGCTTCTAATGGTGGTGGGAAATCGAATGAAGGTATAGGTGTAGGTATAGGTTGTGGCGGTAATGGTAATACACCAGGCTTCAGCATCTTCTGCGCCCAAGCACTTAGTTTTTCTGATGTTTCATCTAGTGCTATATCTCTAAGTTGCTGCATATAGTCCTCTGCACCACTGCTTAGTGTTTCAGATAACTTAGCGGTAGAGTAAGCACGTTTCATAATATTACTTGACTTTATCTTATTTGCACTTCTACCAGTGTTATTAACAAGTTTCAATTCATTTTGAATATCGGCTAAATGCTGATCTTGTGCTTGGAAAGATACTTCTGTCTGCAGATCTCTCCACTTTCTAGCAGCATTCTCTCTAGCATTCTGTCCTTCAGCATCTGCCATCATGAATCTAGCTGCTGTTAATTGACCAGATTTCTCGTATTCTTTCTCTGCAGATTTCTGTTGGTAATTACGTATTTGCATATCGTAATTCCATTTCTGCATTCTAGTGGCATCTTGGAGGGCTGCTTGCTGACGAAAGTTGGCTTCTTTAGCTACAATAGATTGCCTTAGATACTCATCATCACGTATCATCTTCTCTTTGTTCATAGCCCAAAGCTCTTTATCGTAGCCCCACTGACGTTCAGCGGCCTCGTTCTGTGCTTTCGCTTGCTTCTTTGCAGCTGATGATGATTTCCTACCTCCAATTATCCCCATTCCAATGCTAACTGCGGGGGCTACCCAAGTAGCGGTCATAATTTATTCTCCAAGTTTCTTTTTGAACATAATTCGTATCTTTTCAGATATATTTTTCATGTGTTCTGGACCTCCTAATAGTAAAGCTACAATTGGGAAAACTTCATGCAGATTATCCCTCCATACATGTGCATAGATTCTATCTGTTTCATCTCCGTTTACCCTTTTATTTGCAGCCATCCAACCATTATACATTGAGATATGCTGAGACAACAGAACATCTTGATGTGTAGCATAGAAATTATTTGTAGGTAGTATTATAAATAAATACTCAATAATTTCTAATATTTCATTTCGAGATAAATTCTCATTATCACCGTCATATACATCATCAAGTGTTCTTGTTATACGACATAACATTCTTAAGTAGTCAAAAGCAGATTCATTATCTCCTACTATTTCATTGACTAATTGAACTGTTTTCTCGGTGTCTCTTACTCTCTCTTTGTAGGTGGTCATTAGGTTCGTCTATAGAATCGGGGTGAATAATTACCTTCCCACATCATTGAGTTTATAGATACAGGGAATGGTGAGTCGCTAAATAATTTAAGTTTGTAGTTCTGACTTCTTTGATGGATTGGTATAGTGAATACATTTGCTTCATCTAGTGGTACATCATTAGCTATATAAGCGTTAGCGGATGTAACAGGTTGAATGTCATACCACTCATCTAGATATACAAGTATAACAGAATTAGCAGTTGGTGCAGTAGTGAACTCTATCTTAGTATCATTTACAAAACTAAAATCATTAGTTTCTACATTGTTTATTTTTACTTTTATTTGATCTCTGTTTATATACTGTAACTCATCAGCTAACCATGAGTAGATTTTATTTGTACCATCTCCAGTGAAGTTGACTTTACCAGCAAACCTTCCTACAGCATTTAATTTAAAACCAAGCATACCAGATAAACCTACATCAAACTTTAATCTAGATATAGTCAGACGTGAGGTGTAGTCAGAAATTGTACCTTCATCATTTAGTTTAAAATGTATTGTAGGTAAACTGACATCAAAATCATAAGTATAACCAACATATACATTACTAGCTACACTAGATAGATCCTTCTTAGGTACTATGAAGTATGTTTCATTTGTAGCCTGATCAGTTTCTACTTCAGGGGTTAGGGTAAAACCTGACTCCACAAAGGAACCTGCAGCTGTACTACCAGCAACAATAACAATTGGTTTTTTATCAGTTAGATGTGCATAAGGTATATAGCATTTGCTTCTATCGTTAGCAGCATCATAGATGACTGTATTAGAAGGTGTTATAGGTGATTGAGCTGGTGTATATTGATCTATACATGGGTTGACTTTCTGACCATTACTGTTAACAATAATAGCAGCTTCAGGACTTTGAGTCAGGTTACATACAGAGAGTGTATATTGATCACCCTTATAAATAACTTGGAACATATCATCTTGGTCAACCTGTACAGTCTGCACTAATCCTAATAGTTTCCATTTAAACCATGATTCAAGTAATAGATCTTGACCATCTGTATAAGTTTTATAGAAGAACACTTCATCACTTGTCTGACTAGACATAGCAATGAAATCATTCTGTCTACTAGCTACTAGGTTATCTACATCAATAGTTATCCACTCATTAACAACCCTTCCTATGTCTAGGATCTGTGGGTTCTCACCAAAACCCTTTGTTTGCATAGCAAATACACGTGTGTAGTTTGGAGTTTTACTAATAAAGTTAAAGTGACTACCAACGTCAACAGGATCTACTTTCTGATCCATCTCCATACTAGATATAGCTTGTATCTTAGCTGAATCACCTGTTATAGGGCCATTGTCTGCATACATTAGAAACTGTTGACTCTTTGCAAAGAGTATTAAACCTTGTCTAGATGGTTTAACAGCATGTAGAACAGCAGGTCTAATTGATGTAACTGATATACCTATAGGATCAGCAGGTCCAGTTTCCATGCTTGATAGGAAGAAGAAGTTGTATGGATCATGCTCCTTACTCATGCTTATATTATCAGTTGATAAGAAACCTAATCTATTTGCATGGAAAAATGCTTGTTGAATTGTAGAACCTACAAACTTCGGCATCTGATTAGTAAAGTCATCACCAACTTCTCTATCTTTAAATGGTATTTCTTCTAAAGTAAATGCATTTAAACCTGTATTTACTAACCTATGAGGCATTGTAGAGCTATCTAAACCTGGAGATACATGTGGTGCTACAGTTTCTTTCCAGTATCCAAAGCCAGATACCCCATCATTAGCTACAAATTTAGCATAGTAGTTATCATAATTCTTTTCTTTAGTATTTATAATTTCTACTACATTATTATGTATAGACTGAGGTGGTAAATCTGTAAAGTTTTCAGCCCAGTCCTGATATACAACCACATCAAGCATATTCATACCACCCTTAGCTTCTAAAGTAAAGGCTGTACGAGTACCACTAACAACTCTATCTATCTGTATAGAGTTAGCTAGAATCTGTGTAGTATATTGACTAGATGGTAGAGCACCAGCATTGATCTGACTCTGTATAGCTGATTCAATACCAGACATTATGGTTTCTACTGTATCAGAAGCACCTACAGAATATGTACATGCCACACCTTCAATCTTTACTTCAATTGGATGATTCTGTAATTTAACAAGGTCAGATATAAGTAATACAGTACCTCTAGTCTGAGCTACAAATGCAGGTACTGGCCTAGAAGCTACAGTTACTGTGTTATTGCTGATTATAGTTGTATCATGAACAGTAAGTACATCATAGTTATCCCTTAAGCCACTAAGGTATGTTTGGGATGTTCCATTATATGTTATTGTGCAAGCCTCTCCTGTATCAGCATTCCATACAAATACATCACCATCAGTATTACTAACTTTAGGTGTGATACATCCTAAGTATCTAACACCTGTGCCTCTGTTTATATAAAACCATTTAGCCCCTGCTAACTCTGTACCTGAGTGGTCGTTACCAGAAATATCTTTAAGGACTTTTGTAAATTTAAAACCAGGTCTTTTACTCAGACCAATTGTTACGTCAGGGAATGCATTAATACATTCTCTAACTTGTCCAGGTGATTTTTTACTATCAGGTTGTTTAGATACACCTTTTAAAAAACTACCTATTCTTTGTGTTACTGCTGCCATTATCTCATAAGTGCTTTGTAAGGGGCATAACCGTTATACTCTGACTTACCAAACATGGAGTAATCACCTTGATTACATTCATATTCCATAGCCATAGCTCTCATATATGATTCCTTCTGCTGTAGCATTTTATATTGGCCTGTATCTCCAATGATTCTACTTGAGGTAACAGTAGATGCTCTAGCTGTTACGTAATCTTGCATTGGTCTAGGTAGATCAACCCAATCTATTAGCCATACTACATCACATTCTTCTACACCATCCTCAAATTTAAAAGTATGGTCTTCTTTATTATATAATTTACCATTACGTCTTACTACATTCTTACCATCAGCAGTAGCATGTGTTAAGTCTATTTGTAGTACATTATTAGGTATAAGTATTTCTTTTGTTGTGGAATTAGGGGTGAATGGGTAATGCCTTTCAGTGTTGAAAGTCCATCCTTCACTTTGAACTTCTCTACTAACTTCTAAAAGTGTTTGATAAGCAATCGCAACGTCTGGGTTGGTTTCATCCAAAGTGGTGACTGGAGCCTGACCACAAGCCGCCAGTATTTGATTTATTGCAGGTAGCTCTGTTGCAGCATTAGTGGTAGGAAAAGCCATAGGTATAAATATTTATGAATAAAAAAAAGGGAGCCATAAAGACTCCCTAAATAGTTAGAATGATGAAGGAGCTGTAGCACCTACATATAATTCAACAGCAGCAGCTGGATTGATGTAATCACACCCGACCGCTAAGCGACCCAGTATCACATCACCCTGGTAAATAACCGATACATCACCCTTAGTTACTTGAACTTGAGGACCGATTGCTTCGACTACACCAGCAGCTTCGCGCTGGAAGATAAGACCACAGGACTTAGCTCCTAGTTCAGAGTTAGTACCGTAATCATTTTTGATTCCAGTTTCTGCATCAGATGCATCTTCTGGAGTCACACTGACGAATGAACCTGTCTTACCAGGATCAGTTACACCAGTTGTACCACCGTAAGCAGTACCATATTTGCCAAGGAACGGAATGTTCATTGACTTGTAGATCTTAATACCAGCGATCTCAACAATTCCATTACCCTTCTGACGGGATGTACCTTGCTCGTCTCTGTTTACAAGTCCGTTCTCACCGACCTGTTGTATTAATTCGTAATATTGTCTTGGGTTCAATACACCTACTCTCCCATCAGAGCTGACCCCTTTTTCGTCAAGGGCTGCAGCTGCATCGTAGAAAGAGTTTACAAGGTTAGTTGCACCATAAGCATCAGAATCATTGGTTGTTGCACCAACACGAACCTGAGTTCCACCTGGCTCTACGTATCCAGACTTAGAAACTGGGCTTGCTTCACGTGCTCCACGTGTAACAGCTCTGAAAGCTAATCTATCATATTTCTCAGCTAGAGCATAACCGATCTTACGAGAGATCTCTGATCTCAAATCGTAATGGGCAAGTGTTTCATCTAATTCATACAAAAATGCTGAACTGATTAATAACTCGTCTACGGTTATAGTCTTTTCAGCTACTGGAGGTGCGCCATCGCTGTTACCAAGAATTGGATTTCCTGGTGTATGGAATTCAGCTTTTGTGCGACCTGTGTAGATGAACTGTAAAGATTTGCCGTTCTTAAGAGTTCTCTTCATGAGAAGGTCTCTAGCAATTGTGTTATGCTGGAAGCCTTTGAACATCTCACCTGAGAACAGCTTAAGGTAAAGGGCGCGTCTATCTGCGGTACTACCATTATCTGCACCTGGCAAAGTAATGGAGGTTTTTGTACCAGAGGCGTTTTGTTGTGCCATTTATCTATATTTTAAAATGTTTGAAGGTATAAATCATCATCGCATGCAATTTTAATTCGAAGTTTTGTGGTCTATCCCACCGTCTAGACGGCTAATAGGTATCCTCCGTAGAGGGCTAAAAGCCAAATTACAGAGAGGTCCGACACTGAGGTGCCTCTCTGCTATG